TGGTTGCTGAAACGAAGCCTGAAGAGAAGAAAGTAGATGTCGATGGTCAACCTGAGGCCATGGTAGAAAGTCACGCGCCAAAGCGACCTAGGGAATTAACTTGTGATATTCATAGAATTAATGTGAGGTCATCTGGTGAAAACGAGAGCTACCTGGTGTTGGTTGGTAAGCTTGAAGGAATGCCATACGAGATCTTCTGCGGTTTATCACATCACGTAGAGGTTCCAAAGAAGGCCAAGACAGGTACATTGATCAAGAATGGTAAGAAGGATGGGGTAGCAACCTATAATCTTCAGATTCCAATTGGAGATGATGATCAACTGTTATTCAAGGACGTCGTAGAGTTGTTTTCAAATCCGAATCATGGGTCTATGACAAGAACTTTGTCATTGGCACTGCGACATGGTGTACCAGTACAATACATGGTTGAACAGCTTCAGAAAGATAAGCACAGCGGATTGCAATCATTTTCTAAAGCAATCGCTAGAGTATTGAAGTCCTACATTCCAGATGGAACTAAGTCTCAATCTGACAAGATTTGCGGATCTTGTGGCGTAGAGGGATTGATTTATAAAGAAGGATGTGTATCTTGTGTCGGGTGCGGGTGGAGTCGCTGTAGTTGATATTTAGTTTTTATGAAAATAAAGATTAAAGATCTTCGTCATCTCATACGAGAGAATTATTCTCGCGAGATACCTCAACATGCAGTCGATGAAACATGTTTGAAGGTCATTAAATCAAAGATGAATCCATCTCAAGCTGCGGATTACTGTAGAGATAAACTTGAACACTATTTCAAGATGCATATCAACTCGACATCCGTGAGCCCAGCTGACATGAGACAGAAGATTATTAAGATGCATCAAGTTCTTGCAAACATGCAAGAAGAGATTAGAGCTTTAAAAAAGTTTGAAGAATTAAAAGAGATAGTGGATCAACATGTAAGGCGTTTCTTATACATTTGATCACATTTCTTCGTGGCATCTAAAAGACACATCATAAACACGCTCTATGGCATGTAATTGGGGGGTCCTATGGGCCCCTTTGTAGTAATTTTTGACCCAAAAGTCCCAACACTTTAGTTTCATGCAGTCATCCATCGCTGGATTTTCATCAGCTGCTACACACTGTTCAAATGTCTTATCGGATGCTTGAGCTTTATCTGGAGATGTTGTGAAACAAGATCCCATGAAAATGCATGATAATATCACAATGATGTTGTCTAATTTGTTCATATGTCTTACGCGACATATTTATTCTCGTCGTCTCGATATATAATCATAGTTTGGAGAAGAAATATGAAGATAACCCCATCGCAACTAAAGAAGATCATTGCTGAAGAAGTTCAAAAGGTCATAAACGAAGGAATGGACCCAGACCTAAGTTTAATTGATAATCAATTAAACGGCGATCCTGTTCTTTAATGAGGTTTTAGTATCAATGGTGAGTGGACTTCCTTACATGCAAGCCATTGAAGTAATCAAAATGTTATCAGAAAAGATGCCTGGTAAGTTTGATAAAATTCTCAAGGGTTTTTGACTATATCCAATGATGACGGTGTGGTTTAATATACGGTCATGCCGTCACAACCTAACAAGGTAGAGTTAATCGGGATCTATGGATCAGATGAGTCGCATGCACTTTCAGCATGGACTTCTACGTCACGTGAGCTTACAGAAGACAAGAAGAACAGAATTCCTAATCTTCTCAAGATGCTTGCTGAGAATGGACATGAAACGCCTTTCGAAAAAAGCTCAATTAGCTTCCTTGTAACAACAGACATAGCTTCACATGTGCATCTCTTGAAACATCGTATTGGCGTTTCTATCAACGCAGAATCTGCTAGATACAAGGAACTCAAGGAAGACAAGTATTATGTTCCAACAGACTGGCCTCAAGTTGAGCAGGAACTCTACATAGAACACTTAGAATCCAGTCTTCAGAAATATCATGCTGCACTTGATCGTTTGGTTCAAGGAGGAATGAGTCGGAAGCGTGCAAAAGAATCTGCTCGTCTCTATCTTCCTTATGGCAATCAGATCACTGCCGACGTGATGTTTAACTTCCGAAGTTTCGTACACTTTATTCGATTACGATATTCTGAGCATGCTCAAATAGAGATCCGTGACATCGCAAAGTCTATGTTGGACTTGGTGGTATCTACTGGAGATTTTGATCACACATTGGAAGCTTTTGGGTTGACAATCAATGGCGAGCTACGAGGGCCATTCACATGAGTAGAAATGTTAATCTTTCATTTCATTTGTACGTAAACGTTAATAACAAATTTTTAGGACCTAATATGCCTGAAGGAGCAACGCCCGCGATTTGGCATAGTTCATATTGTCGTGAATATCAGACTTTGATGTGTCACGTTTTTCTCGAGTCTGGTGCTCATTGGAGCGGATTGCCTTTGCATGCTGTGTCCACAACGTTGGATTTCTCTTTAGAAAGAGAGCAACTGATGCCATGGGCAGCAATGGGTGATGATATGGATGTTTTTCATGCGAAGTACCTTGAAGGATTAGAATGTGAAACTATCAAACCAATCAAGTCATTTGGCAGGCATACTGGAATGATGTTTGATTGGGTAGATGGATATTCAAGATACCCATCTGAACATAAACCATTGAACTTAATTGAGCTTAAAAATGGCCAATTTGCTCTTTTGCCTAATAACTTTGTTTTGTATAAAGACAAACACTTCACGAATGAAGTTGCAAAAGAAAACCTCAAAAATTATTTGCGTGGCGAAACCGTTTATTGGGAAAAATGATGTCAAAGATTGTTGTGATTGAAGGGCCGGATAGAGTAGGTAAACAGACGCAGACTCGTCTTTTGAAAGAGACGGTGATGAAGTATGGTATGTTGGCAACGGTGATAGAGGTTCCTATTCGTTCAGTGTTAACTTATCGGATCATTTATTGGATGCTCAAGAATGGCCTTGCAAAAAAGTTTCCAAAAGTCTTTCAATGGTTTCAATACATGAATAGAAAGATTTTTCAGGTGTTCACTTTGCCTTCTTTGGAGAGGTACTACGATTTTATCATTATGGATAGGTGGAGCTTGTCAACGATCGTGTACGGAGCTGCTGAGGGAGTTTCTAAAGAATATACGGTTGGACTTGCAAAGAAGTTGAGAGAGCCTGATTTTACCATCATTCTTCATGGCGCAGCGCATGCTCATGAAGCAGAAGATTCGTATGAAGCCGATTCATCCTTACAGAAACAAGTAAGATTAGAATATGCCAAATGGGCCATTGAAAACCCTCAATCAACGAAATTGATTGATTGTCAGCAGGATAAAAAAGCCATTGCAGTTAATATCCATCGAACTTTGCAAGAAAAAAGAATACTTCCTCGATATTGATATTTAAACATCATGTATCTTGCACCAAGAAAACTTCGTAGAGGGTCCAGGGTTGCTATTGTAGCACCAGCATCACCAATTCACTCAGATCGGTTAATGGAAGGTCTTGACATCCTTCGTGAGGCTGGATTAATTCCTATTCTTGGACCTTGTGTTAAGAATCTTAGAACTGAAGGTTGTTCTTCTGCACCATTAAAAGACAGGGTGGATGAGCTTAATTGGGCATTTGGTGCACCTGAAATTTCTGGAGTGATTTGTGCATTAGGAGGTGAGGGTTCTGCGGCACTACTTCCTCATTTAGATTATGACATGATTAGGTCCAGCAGAAAACCATTTCTTGGTCGATCTGACATAACTGCTCTTAATACTGGACTATTAACTCATGCAGGATTGATTAGTATCAATGGTCAGACGCCAAGCATTCATGTCGACAGAGGAGAACAAGTTCGAAAGAATGAAGCAGAATCATTTTTTCACACCTTAAGATTGATGATGTCAGATCAGCCTTGGGGTTCTCAACCTTTTGATAAGGCTATCAACATTCCGAGAACTGTTTCACCTGGTACTGCATCTGGGATTGCGGTAGGAGGAAACTTAGATACGTTTACGCGGTTATTTGGAACTCCTCACATACATGATCTTCAAGGAACGATTGTGTTTATTGAGGATGTCCACAAGGGTGGAACTGTTTTAGATCGTGAGTTTTTACACCTACAACTTGCGGGTGTCATGGAAACAGTGTCTGGGTTTGTTATTGGCGAATTTCAAGATTCTGGTAAAGACTCAAAGATCAGTGTTGAAGATGCTGTTCAAAAGTATTTTTCAGATGGCGTTCCTTGTTGTTTTGGACACCCGTTTTCTCATGGATCCGTAGTTGCTCCAATTCCAATTGGTGCTCAATGCAATATGAATGCAGATACTTGCGAAGTATCATTTGACTTTTCGATGGGTTGATACAACAATAAATTTGAATGTAAGATCATAACATGAGTTACAAAATTTCAGATTCAGTTGCAATGCGTTTTATTCAGATCTTTCAAGAGGCCGTTCTAATGGGGCTTGACGGAGCAGATCTCATGAGGCAGGTACGGCTTGTTGTAGATGAGGCTAGTCCGGACACAGTTACGTTGTGTCCTCAGTATGAGGCACAGGTTATTGAGATGCATAAGAAGTATCTTCAAGATGCAGAGAAGTTAAAGACGCAAACAGAATCTACGTCTGAACTTCCAAAGTTGATCTTTGAGAATTGAGATGGCTACCGGGGTGATGTTCATCTTGTTCACCACCCTGGTGATCCTTCGTTTCTTTTACATCAAGGATGATGAATGATGGACAAGCTACAAGAGATGTGGGAACAGCAGAAGAAGTTTATGGAGCTTCTTCAAGAACGACGCGATTTTACTAAATTTCCAGTTGATATGACATCGAAATCTGGACAAAAGCTTCTCAAAGGTATCACGCATGAATGTATGCATGAGTTGTTCGAAGCCAACCAGATGTTGAAGAATTCTAAAGATCATCGTGCAACTGATGTTGATGATTTTGATAGGGACGGTTATGTAGAAGAGCTAGTCGATGCGCTTCATTATTTCTTTGAAATTGCGATATTAAGTGGCGTTTCTCTCGAAGAACTTCATGCTTCATACATGAAGAAAGGAAATGTCAACATCACTCGGATCGAAAGTGGTTATTAAAATGTATGTTCTCCCCTTTTCAAAATTAAATCAATGATTATCATCTTCTTGTAACGGTAAACGCCGTATAATCAACAAGGAGAAATTTAATGATGCCTAGATGGTATTTTGATGCTGTTCATCTTCCTACTCACAATCTTTTTGATGTTTTTGGTATTTTAGATGATCTGGATAGAAAAAATTATCGTCACAAACCAAACGTTATCGATGAAGAAGGAATTAAAATTGAACTTCCTGGAGTAAAAGTTGAAGATATAGAAATTACGTTAGAAAGTAAAACGTTAAAGGTGACAGGAAAATCTCGTCATGGTAAAGAGTTTACTTACGTTTATTCTTTAAAGTCTTCAATTGATGAATCTTCGATTACAGCAAAACTTGAAAATGGCTTATTAAGTGTTACGTTACCGAAGAAACATCCTGAATGCGCTGTTAGAAAAATTAATATTGAAACTTAAAAATAAAAATCGTAGGTAGTTAAGTCTTATTAGCCCGATTATTTCGGGCTTTTTTATTTTTATTCATAGACAATTATATTTAATTGTACGATTTAGGAGAAAAACCATGCAAATTACTAAAAAGCAATTACAACAAATCATTAAGGAAGAATACCTTAGAGTCACACCAGCTGCAGCTGGCACACTAATGACAGAAGCAAGAGCCAATTATTTGGCGGAACAAGTTCTTGATGAGGGTCTTTGGGATTCTATAAAAGCTGGATTTGCAGCTTTAAAGGGTGGTGCTGGCGCGGCAGGAGGTAAGCTTGGCGATGCAGCTGGTAAAGCTTTAGCTCCTGCAGTTGCAGCTGTCAAATCAGCAGCAGCAGGTGCAGCTAAGGCAGCTGGAGATGTTTCTAACTTTGTCAATCAAATCAAGGATGAGACTCTAAAAGCTGCAGCACAAGCGGCACAAGAATCATTCAAGAATTCTCTTAAATCTGACGTTCAAAAGGCATTAGCAACTGGAATTAAACAACTTGTTTCTGCTGGTATGAGTGAAGATGAAGCTAAGTCTTTAGCTTCAACAATTCTTACTTCAGAATTGATGGGAATTGCTGGCTTGGGCGGCTGAACCTAAAATTACATATTCGTTTTTAATTTTCGGCGCTTTTACGTTTGTAAAAGCGCCGAATAGTTTGTACTATTATTCATAGTATGACTGAAGAAGAAGACAAGATTCTTTGCCAAAAATATCCAAAGATTTTCAAGAATCGAGACGGTTCGATCATGGATACTTGCATGGCGTGGGGCTTTGAGTGTGATTCTGGGTGGTTCGATATCATCGACATACTTTGCCATGAGATTCAACATCACATTGATTGGAAATATAAGGACCTTCCTGATGAAGAGCGCGAATTGATACAAGTCGTTGCTGATCAGGTAAAAGAGAAGTACGGCACACTAAGATTTTATTATCATGGTGGAGATGAAGCCGTCGAAGGAATGGTTTCCATGGCTGAATCTATGACTCATAGAACCTGTGAGAATTGTGGTTGTCCAGGCGAGCCGCGTGGCGGTGGATGGATTAAAACGCTTTGTGGTAATTGTGATGATGAGCGTAAGACAAAGTTAGGAATTATTAGATGCGATTAGCATGGGCGACAGACATTCATCTTGATATGACTGGTGATACGATTAATAAAGTTCGATCTATCGCCAATGCATCTAGAGATGCAGACGCTGTTCTTATCACTGGTGACATATCTGTTTCAAACATGATTTTGCAACATTTATCATTATTGGAAATGACTCTTGAAAAACAGATTTATTTTGTTTTGGGAAATCATGATTATTATGGTTCAAATTTTGGAACAGTTCGGCACGTGGTAAATGATTTTTGTAAATCGTCCTCTTATTTGAGGTACATGTCTAGTGTACCTTTCATAAGATTGAGTCCTGGCGTCAGTCTTGTTGGGCATGATGGATGGTATGATGGGCAGAATGGTAATCCTCATAGCAATGCATTATTGATGAATGACTGGATTAAAATATCTGATTTTAATGCCGCATTGAGAGGAGCCTTTGGGGGACAAATTTTTAACAAGCGTGTGATTATTGAAATTTCTTGTAAGTTGGCCCAACAGGCAGCAAATCACGTTGCAAATGGAATTAAAGCCGTAGTCAAGGATAGCAATCACATCATTGTGATGACTCATGTTCCTCCATTCAAAGAATCGTTTAATGCAATGGAGAAATATGTTGGGATGTCGGTGAATGATGTTCTTCCGTGGTACACATGTAAATTGATGGGTGATACATTATTAGCTGCGGCCAAGGCATATCCCCATATCAAATTTACAGTGTTATCAGGACATGCTCATAGTCATTACGATGACGATCTTCTTAATAACTTAAATGTGAAAGTTGGCCGTGCAATTTATGGGAATCCGCAGTTGGCAAGTTCAATATCGATCTAATTATATTAGTGCGGCCATGAAGAGATCACTACTGTTGAACTCGAACGGTGAACCATTACAGTTCATCACCGAAGTTAGAGCAATCAAGTTGATGCTCAGTGGTCGGGCTGACCCACAATCTGGGTTAACAGGCCAACCTTCATATTGGGAAGAAGAATACAAAACATGTTCTTCAAACTTTAAGTTACCTGCTGTCTTAAGATTAAAGAATTATATCATTCGAAGGATAGATCGCAAACAGGCTCGTTTTCAAAAGAGAGTACTTTTTAATAGGGATTCTTGGAAATGTCAGTATTGCGGAATAGAATTGAGCTATTCTGCAATAACAGTTGATCATATAATTCCAGTTTGTAAGGGTGGACCTACAACATGGCAAAACTGTGTTGCTGCATGTAAAGCATGTAACAGAAAGAAAGGCTGGAAGACCCTAGAAGAGGTTGGAATGCGTCTTTCTAAAAAACCAATTGAACCATCGGCCTTACATTTTTGGGATTTATCTAAGTCATCTGTGTGGCACGATGACTGGTCAATATTTGTGAACATTTAAATATTAATCAACTGACACAAAAAGTGTTATTGTTGAGAATAGTTATGCTAGGAGTTTTTTGCCCATGCGCTTGAAGTTATCTGATCTACAACAAGTCGTCAAAGAGACATTACAGGAAAAAAAGCATAGTGATGCTTTTTGCGATGAGATTAAGAAAGTCTTTGGACCTTCGGTGATTGTCGGTAACACCCTTGGATCTCTCGTTGAAGCTGCAAATGAACATTTGGATGTTCTTGAATACAAAGGACACTTAGACACAGTGCACTTTTCTGATAAAGTTGCATTAGGAATGGTGAATCATGAATCTGCAGACGTCAGAAAATTCGTGGCCAGAATCCTCCCAGAAAGTGTTGCGTCATCTTTATTGCTTGACCGCAATGCTTCCGTTAGGATTGCAGCAGCAAAAAAATCATCAGCAAAAATGATCAAAGAGGCTCTCCGCAAGTTTCCAAATGACGTAGCTTTAAATGATCTCTTTGAAGAAAAGAAAAAGGACAAAGTTTCTGCCCTCGAAGCCGCGGCCTCTTCTAAAGATGAAGACATGTTAAGCGAGGAGTGGTATGACGGAGTTGCTCGTAAGTTGATTCAAGATTACGGCCGAACTTTAGATACGACTTGGAAAACTTCTGCAGTAAAGCAATATTGTTCTTCTGTTCGTTCATCAACAAGGGTTAATGTTGATGCTGTAAAGCTGATGCAAAAGATGGATTCTCTTCTTTCAACATATGATCAAGCAAGGGCAAAAGAGCTTGGAATTAATGAAAGCCTTCAAAGATTGATCTCGGAATCTGAAATTGCAGAAGACCCAATTGACGATCTTATCGGCGAAAATTTGTCTCCAAAAGAATTCATTGATCGTTGCAACGAGGTTTTTAATATTCGTTATGCAACTCTTCCTCCCGGAATCATGAAGTACAAAATTCGAGAAGGTCTGTCTTTGAACAAGATACCAGTTTCTTGCATGCTTACCCACAATTCATCCCCACGCAGAATTGATGAGATCGCTCTCGACACTTTTGTAGACCATTGGAACGATAAACAAAAGATGATGGGAGAACCTTTTAAGCTCAGGTGGGATAATCATCCTGAAGCCATGAACAAGATTACTTTTAAAGTGGAGCTAAAGTGATGAGAAAGAAGAAACTAACTGAATCAATGGAATTTATTCTTACCGTTGAACCAAATACAAACATCATCACAGACAACATGATGGCAGAGTGGGGTGGGATTTCTTACCCACAACTTTCAGTGTTGTTAGTTCATCTTAAGTATCTTTATGCTCTTCATCAGAATCATCATTGGACAACAATGGGAGATCCATTCTACGGAGATCATCAACTATTCCAGCGTCTCTATGGAGCAACGGTAGAAGAGATTGACGGTCTTGCAGAAAAGGCTATCGGTCTTGGAAGCACAGCAAACGTTGATCTAGCTCTTCAAAATTCTCAGGTCCTCAAGCTCATCTCTGGTTCAGGCGGAGCATCAATGATTCCAAAGTCTTCAGACCTCGCTCGAAAATCATTGATGGCCGAAATGAACTTCCTCAAGGTCATTGATGTCATGATATCTTCACTAGAAGAATGCGGACTGATGACCAACGGTCTTTCCAACATGCTCCAGGGAATTGCCGATACTCACGAAGGTCATATCTACCTCTTGAAGCAGAGAATCTCTAAACCACTAGTCTGAGGAATTTATCATGGATCCAATGTTAGCAACAATCATGTACTTCGCGGGAAGCTTTGTTCCTCAGGGCTGGATGTCTTGTGACGGTTCTACATTACAAACACAACAGTATGCAGCATTGTTCTCTCTACTCGGAAATAGATTTGGTGGAGACGGTGTCCATACTTTCAATCTTCCAAAGATCGCAGAAGTTAATGGATTAAAGACAATAATCTGTGTTGAAGGTGTATATCCATCTAGACCATGAGGAACGACATGAAAATTACAGTTAATCAGCTACGTAAGATCATTAAAGAAGAAGTAAGCAACGAGTTGTTTCTCACGGAGAGCAAACTAGATGCTCTAGAAGGTTTAAGTAATGCTTTAAGATATTTTGCTGATACTTACCTTGCATCCGGACTTACCGTAGATCAAGTTTGCGAAGCAATCATGATTGAATCACAGGGAATGTGCGACTTGATTAAAGAAGAAGATAATCAAGAAATGACTGAATCTGAAGAAAAAGACGTAACAGGAGATGGTAAAGAAGATTTTACCGATGTTATGGCATCTCGTATGATGGCATCAGGATTACCGAAAAAAAAGGCAATCGCAAAAGCAGAGAAAACAACTAAAAATATAAGAGATAAAAAATGAAACTAACACCATCACAACTACGCAACATCATCCGTGAAGAAGTCAAAAAGGCTACTTCAGGCAAGAAGAACCTTTCCGAGGCAATGACAAGAATCACAGAGGATGAAATTGCTGCGTGGAAGAATGGTGACTTAGGTTATGTCTCTGGCGATGCCATGCCAGAACCAGGACACGATCACCAAGAATTCCTCCATGGATCAGACGAAGGCCATCCACACGATGATGAAGGATACATGGTCAAGTCTCGTATGGCTTCCATGAAAAAGATGGCAGAAGACGTCTGTGGTCTTCTTGATTCTGAGGACCAACTTCCTGCTTGGGTTCAGGACCATGTTGCAGTGGCTCATGAAAACCTTCAGCAGGTCCATGGTTACCTCATGGGTGATGAGGAAATGAGATCCCACCAAGAAGTTTCATCCGCAGTCGAACCTGTCGGAATGGATATGCCAATTGGGGAATCTCGTAACCGTAAGTCTAGCAACCTTAATGAGGCTCATGCTCGTGTTACCCAAGAGGAAATGAGAGCATGGATGCGCGGTGACTGGGGATTCGTTTCTGAAACAGATTCGATCGAAGACGATCAGTGAACTTTTAGTTTGTAAAGCATGCCTCTTTTGGAATACCATTGAGGCATGCAGCGAACTCTTTGCTTTGATGATGTCCTATTGACTCCACAATATTCTGAGATTGAATCACGATCGAATGTTAGTCTTTGCGTGACTGGCTTCCATGAAGCAACAGCATCTTTAACCAAGATTCATCCATCTCTTTCTTGTCCGATCGTAGGATCTCCGATGGATACTGTCATAGGTCCAACTGCCGCCGCTCTACTTGATGAGTTGGGTGGCTTTGGTATTCTTCATCGGTATTGTACGATCGATGAAGCTGTCAAGGCATTTCTCAAGGTCAACGAGTTAAGGGTGACTCCTGAAAGAATGATTCCAAATGTTATGATTGCCGTTGGTGCAACTGGAGATTTTCTAGAAAGGGCCACTGCTCTTCACAACGTCGGATGTCAGACTTTCTGTATTGATGTCGCCCACGGCCATCATTCATCCGTGAAATCTGCATTGACGTTGATGAGGAACAAGTTCGGGAATGACATTCACATCATGACCGGAAACGTTGCTACCCTGGAGGCATTCAATGACCTTGCTGATTGGGGTTCTTCATCGATCCGCGTCGGTGTCGGGGGCGGGAGCATGTGTTCAACGCGGATCCGTACAGGACATGGAATTCCAACCCTGCAGTCTGTGATGGATTGTGGCAAGTCAGATAGGGATGTCTACCTTGTTGCTGACGGTGGAATTAGGAATAGCGGAGATGCTGTGAAGGCTTTGGCAGCCGGAGCCGACATGCTCATGTTAGGTTCGATTCTTGCCGGTCATGATGAATCCCCAGGTGAGCTTGTGGATGAAAAGGGCATGACATATAAGACCAAGCCTCATGCCGGTGTTCCATTGTTTAAGAAGTTTCGAGGCATGGCTTCGAAGGAAGCTCAGATGAGTTGGAGAGGCCGTGTTTCAGTCGTCGAAGGTGAGTCTACGATGGTTGGCTATAAGGGATCCATGAGGACAACGATAACAGAGATGCTAGACGGAATTCGGTCCGGGTTATCCTATTCAGGAGCCCGGACCATCAGAGAGTTGCGAGGTAAGGCTAGATTCGTCACAGTGACCCCACAAGGTGTTCAAGAAAATAAGCCCCATGGTAAATGAGTCGTAATTAAATCATTTTTCTGAAGGCCATTTCCCTGTAGCCTTATGCATCATCCATGCTGCAGCAGCTGCTGGATCTTCTGCCCAACCTGAAACTTTTTTCATTTTTTGTGCAAAGGTCTTTGTTCCACGAAGAATTTTCTTTGCAGTTTTCTTACTTGGACCTTTTTTTTTTGCTTCGCTCATATATCCACATTCACAGACGGATTCATCCATTCCACATGCTTCGCAGCGTGCTCCCATGCCTTCATCCATTCCGCATTCACAGACGGATTCATTCATTCCACATTCAGAACATGTTTTTTCTTCTAACATTTCTTCGCCTGTGCTTAAGCATCCACATGAAGGAGCTTCAATGCTAGGTGACATCATTGCACAAGAAGAACAAACATTGTCACCATAATCGCCACACTCACAAGGTGACATTCCACAAACTGGGCATGTTTCTTTTGATGCGCACATGCATTGTTCAACTGGCATTCCACAACCATGACACATTCCTTCTAGCGAATCGTGGTGTTCTTCTGGCATTTCTTCGCAGCCACATTTTCCGTCTATGGACATCATTCCACAGTTTTGGCACACATCTCCAAGATCATCGTTCATTCCCATGTCTCTTACTCCCACCGCACCAACAGTGGTGATTCCAGGTAGCTGTCCTATCTTTGTTCCAAGCTTAGGGTCGATTGGGTCTCCGAACATTTCAACTAAAGTTTTTTCTAAATTCTTCTTCATGGTACTAAATATCTTTGATAGATAGATTATTCTATGAACGACATAACGATCTTCTCGATTCAAGTGCTTCTATATGTGACAGCATTTGGATTAGGATTTGTCATCGGTAAGATAACAGGTCCTAAGGTTCACGATCAAATAGACGCAAAGGGTTCATTCTTTAAACCTGCGCAACGCCAGAAGAAGATTGTTGAGATTGATGATAAAAAGTTTGTGACTGATGTCACGACTGATAAGCTCATCAAGAAGGGCGGCGAGTTAGGCACACAGGTGACAGTCAATGATGATGTTGGCACGTCAGTGTCGAAACTTGCACAACTCAAAAAGAATAAGTAATATTTCCAGATTAGGAGAAATCAAATGGCTAAAGGTCTCGACGTCGGTACTTCTTTCATCGTTCTCGCTGAAGAAGGCTCTAAGAACAAAGTTACATATAAGGATTTCCGCGATGCATTTTATGTCATCAAACCAACAACACCCATCGCAACCAAGATGATTGAGAAAGGTCTCGCAGGAAAGACTTTCGTCAAGGATGAAGACGGTTCTTTCATCATCCTCGGCAAGGACGCAATTGAAAAGGCCGTAGAAAGAAACGACTCAGCCAAGCGTCCAATGTATAAAGGAGTGGTTTCTTCTAAGGAGAAAGATGCTCGCAGGATCCTAACGTATATCTTAAAGGAAGTTTCTGGTAAGCCTTCAGAGCCTGGAGAGAAGTTGGTGTTTTGCATCCCCGCACAGCCTGTTGATCAGGAGGATGATGACTTCGATGTTGGTTATCACGAGGATGTTATTGTCAAGCTCCTAACAGAGGTAGGATACTCTGCTCGTGCAATCAATGAGGCCGAAGCCCTTTGCTATTCAGAACTAGAAAAGGATGATTATACCGGAGTTGCTCTTTCATGGGGTGCAGGTATGGTCAACGTTTGTGTGATGTTGAACGGTGAACCTGTCGTCACATTTTCCACAACGAAGTCAGGTGATTGGGTCGACCGCATGGCAGCCGTCGCAACAGGTGAAGCCGACTCTATTGTCCAGGCAGAGAAGGAACAAGGCGACTTTACGGTCGGTGAGCCAAATGATAATCAGGTTCTAGCAGCCGTTGCTTCTTACTACGATCGTTTGATCGATTATACGACGAAGCAATTGGCATCAGCGATGGATGGTCATAAATCAATTCCGAAATTCAAGGATCCGCTTCCGATCGTCGTCGCCGGTGGAACTTCGAAGGCCAAGGGTTTCGTGGATCTATTCGCAAAGAAACTTGAGGAAAATGGATTTCCTCTTCCAGTCAAGGAGGTCCGTCATGCAGCAGATCCTCTTCATGCCGTTGCCCGTGGTTGCTTGATCGCGGCACAGGTAATGTGATTTTTTTACGTGGGTTAATATTTAACGACATCGATTAGGGAAATATAACATGAAGATCACAGTCAATCAACTACGCAGAATCATCAAGGAAGAAGTCGAAAGAATCGTATCGGAAAAAATCTCGTACAATCCGAATATCGGTTCTAAAGAAATAGGGTACTCAAAGGCTTTAGAAAACCTAGACATGGTGGGCGATGAAAACCCAAAAGATACTTTGCAAAAAGTAGCTGACATGTTACAACCGCGGAGAGGACCTGAAGCCCCTCCACGAGATCCTAAACAGGTTTCATTTATGCTAGGCAAAATTCCACAATCTGGTATGTCTGGTCCTGTTCTTTTAGCTGGCGAAAAAGGAAGAATACCGACTTATTTCTTTGATCCAATGGATACAGAGTGGAGAGAGATACCAGAAGAATCTTTTCAGTGATTTAGGGAACATTCGATAACCGCGTAATTCTTTATTGAATTTACCTGGAAAGGCTCCTTAATGGGGCCTTTTTCATTTCAGAATCTTTGTTGTGCAAAATCGTTGTCCTTTGGGATACAATGTACAGACAGGCAAAGATGAGCGTAAATCACAAAAAAGTGCCCTCACGATTCGTAGGTGTACATTCTCACTCTGGATTTTCAACCTTCGATGGACTTGACTACCCACAAGAGCACATCGATTATGTTCTTGAGAATGGAATGGACGCATGGTCGCTGACCGACCATGGTCACATGAATGGTTTTGGACATGCCTACCTTCATGCTGAGAAGCTTCGTAAGTCTGGTAAGAACTTTAAGTTCATTCCTGGGTGTGAGATGTACGTCCATCCTGACTTGAAGCAGTGGCAGAGGGACCTACAAAAATCAAAAGAGAAGCCTGTCAAAGATGAGTCTATCCTCACACCTCTCACTGCAGTAGTAGATGGAAATGATGAGACAACAGATATTGGAACAGACGAAGCTGCTCTGACCATTGAGAACGAGGAAGAGACAAAATCTGGTAAGTACAATGACCCAGTGAAGCGCCGGCACCATCTGGTTGTCCTACCAAAAACCTCGATTGGTCTACAAAGATTATTCCATCTAGTTTCTCGAGGTTATTTGGAGGGCTTCTACAGGTTCCCACGAGTTGATTACGGAATGCTTAAGGAAGCAGCTCAAGGTGGTCACTTGATGGTGAGCTCAGCTTGTCTGGGAGGGCCGCTGTCGTATGACGTGTTCTCAAAGGTTCAACGAGTAAAATTCGAGGACCTTTCCTACAAGCTTCTGGATGATCAGTCCATCATGGAAGCTGCTCTACTCGAGATGGGTAATACCTATGACAAATTAGCAGACGCTCTAGGTCGTGATAACGTATGTCTAGAGCTTCAGTTTAACAAGCTTCCTGCTCAGCATCTTGTCAATCGTGCGATCATCGAATTTGCAAAGAGAAATTCCCTTGAAGACAGGTTGATCGTGACGTGCGATTCTCACTATGCTCGACCAGACAACTGGAAGGAACGTGAGATCTATAAGAAACTTGGTTGGTTGAACTATCAAAACTTTGACCCTAGCCAGCTTCCAAAATCTAAGGATGATCTTAAGTGCGAGTTGTATCCAAAGAATGCTTCTCAGGTCTGGGATTCTTATATCCAGACAGCTGGTGAGATGGAGTTCTATGATGATGATGTTGTTCGTGAAGCAGTTGAGCGCACACACGACATCGTCCACAACGAAATTGGAGACATTCATCCCAACAAAGAGATGAAGCTTCCTTCCTACGTGATTCCGGAAGGAATGACAGAGGACAAGGCATTGGTTGATGCTTGTAAGAAAGGACTTGTTTGGCGGGGACTCGATGACAAACCAGAGTACATCGAGCGTATTAAGTATGAACTAGGAATCATTAAGGGTAAGAAGTTCTCTAGGTACTTCTTGACGATGAAGGCGATCATGGATATCGCCCGCGAACACATGCTGATCGGTCCAGGTCGAGGATCTGCAGCAGGTTCTCTTGTTGCTTATGTTCTTGGTGTGACGAACCTTGACCCAATGGAGTACGACCTTTCGTTTGAAAGGTTTCTTAATCCTCATAGATGTTTAAATCCAGAAACTTTAGTAAAAACTGAAAAAAGTTTTAAAAAAATCAAAGATTTAGAAATTGGTGATTTAGTAGTCGGAGGATCTGGGTCATTAAAGAAAGTTAATAGCAAGTTTATTTCAAAAGCAAAAAGAGTTTATCGATTTAGAACTGATGAAGGGTGTATCGAATGTTCAGAAAATCATCTATGGATTGTTGTCCGTGATGATAAAAAGATTGAAGTTCAAGCTAAAGAAATTTTAATTACAGACGAATTATTGTCTATCGTTAAATAATTATCTGCATGAAAAGAATTGAGAAAACATGTAAACATTGCAAAAAGATTTTTTATGTAGAATATGTCGTTAATGGATCTGGTTCTGCAGGTTCAGCAAGAAAGAAGTACTGCGGTGAAAAATGCAAAAAAGCCTGGTACAAAATTCCTGAAAATGGATCTAAGCAAAAAGTTGAATGCAAGATATGTTGTAAAGAATTTTATCTTCCTCATTCGCAAGCAAAAAATCGTGTGACGTGTTCAAAAAATTGTTACGCAAAGCACATGTCATTTGTTAATACCAGGCATGTAAAAGTCCAAAAAAAATGTAATAACTGTCTTAAACAGTTTGAGATAAATGAAAATAGCACTCAGAAATTTTGTTCTCCTGATTGTTTTTCAAAAAGTCTTTATGATAGAAAAGATATTTTTTGTGAAGTTTGCAACTCTAAACTAACAGTAAAAAAATCTGCAACAACTCGTTTTTGTAATAAAATTTGTTCAAGAAAAGGTCAATCGTTAGGGTTGATAAAGTCACACACAAACGGAAGAACAGGGTGGAGGGTTGACATACAAGATTCTCCTTATTTTAAAAGTTCTCTTGAAGCAGATTACGCGAGATATTGCATTTATCTAAAAATTCGATTTGAATACGAAAAAAAAGTTTTTGAAACGGAAATAAACGGAAAGAAAAGATTTTATACTCCCGATTTTTACTTACCAGACTTAGGCGAATTTATCGAATTAAAAGGTATTCGAGAAAGTGAAAATTTATTCTCGAAAAAGTTAAATTCAAATTCAGCTGCTAGGGAGAGTTTAAATTCTGCAGATGTGAAAATAAAAGTCGTGTATATGAACGATTTTTATTCAATGTTGAGATCATCTGGTCTCTATGATAAAATCCCCAATTTAGAAAATAAAGATTATGGAAGAACAGCTTATCTCATTAAAACGTACAAAGATTAATTCAATTGAGATTGTTGACCTAGAAGATGAAATCGAATTAATCGATATCGAAGTTGACGATGATCACACGTTTTTTGTTTCAAACACAAGTAAAGAATGGCTGTTAACTCATAATTCAGGTGCTCCTGATATCGATTCTGATATTGGAGACCGTGATAAGCTAATCGACTTGCTTCGCGAAAATTTTGGAAATCATAATGTCATTCCAATTTCTAACTACAATACTTTTAAGCTAAAGAGCCTTATCAAGGACATTGCTAGGTTCTATAACATTCCATTCGAAGAAGTGAATGCTGCATTGGCTCCCATTGAGGATGACGTTAAGAAAGAAGTTTTTAAACCTGGTGTTGACAAGAATTTGTTTACTTTGACGTATGAAGATGCGATGAAGTATTCAAAATCCATGCAAGACTTTGTGGCTTTGCATCCTGAAGTTGCAGAGCCGATTGAGATTTTATTCAAACAAAACAGATCTCTTGGCCGTCATGCTGGTGGAGTTATCGTATCTGAAAATGTTGCAGAACAGATGCCTCTCATCTTGGCCCGTGGCGAACCTCAAACGCCATGGGTCGAGGGCATGCATTACAAACATCTAGAAGAGTTTGGTTGGATTAAGTTCGATTTGCTTGGCCTTGAAACCTTACGAATCATTGAACGATGCATTCATTTGATCTTACAACGTAGAGAAGGAATCGCAAATCCTACATTTAAAGACATCAAGTCGTGGTTCGATAAACGCATGGATCCAAAGAACATTGATCTAAACGATCAAAAGGTCTATGAATATGTTTATCATGAAGGAAGATTTGCCGGTGTTTTCCAATGTACGCAGCCTGGCGCGCAACGCCTTTTTATGAAGGCAAAGCCTCGTAACATCATCGACATCGCAACGTTGACTTCAATCTATCGTCCAGGTCCATTGGCTGCGAACGTTGATAAGCTTTACATCGACGCGAAGAACAATGCAGATAACATCGATTATCAACATCCATTGATTGAAAAGGTTCTTAAGAACACGTATGGTTGCATCATTTTCCAAGAATCAGTTATGAAGTTGTGCTCTGTAGTTGCAGGTTTTCCTGAGGCAGAGACAGACACGATCCGTAGAAACATTATGAAACGTTCTGCTGCAAAGAAAGATGATGCTGCTGCAGATGCTCGCAAGGCAAAAGAAGAGTTCGTTAACGGATCAATGAAGAATGGAATACCTGAAAGAGTTGCAGACGAGCTGTATGAAAAGATGTTGTTCTTCTCAGGATACGGTTTCAATGCATCTCACGCAGTTTCTTATGCAATTGATTCTTACTACTGTGCATGGCTTCTAACTTACTTTGAAGAGGAATGGCTTTGTGCATATCTTGAATCCATGTCAGGAAATGACGAAAAACGTTCTAAAGCATTCTCTGAAGTTAAAGCATTGGGATATAAAATCGTTAATATCGACATTAACTATGCGACGAAGAGCTGGACTATTTTGGAAGGCAAACGATTTATGCCGAGCTTCCTTTCATGTAAGGGAGTTGGCGAGTCAGCGGTGGATGAGATTATTGAAAAGCGTCCTTATAAGAATGTAGAAGAGATGTTGTGGAATGAAGACGGTTCGTGGAAACATTCAAAATTTAATAAACGTTCACTCGAAGCGCTGATTGGAATTAAAGCCTTCGATTCTTTGGATTGTATCGGATACGGAAAAACGTTTAGCAGTTATAAGCAAATGAATGAAATCTTGATTGATAGGAATGTAGAAATCAAGAAACATACAAAAAAGAATCCGTTGGTCGGAATGGAATCATTTAAAAATATCTTAATCGAAACTCAAGATATTGAAGAATGGACCAGATCTGAGATGGTAGATAACAGCATAAAATATCTCGGGTCATTCAACGCAGCTATGCTTATGCCTGAAGACATTCTTCAAAAGCTTGAATCGAAGGGTGTTCAATCGGTCGACGATCTTTCAGATACAAACATTTATTGGTTTATCATTGCTGATTCAAAACCAAAGAAAACCAAGACAGGAAAACCTTATTTGTTGTTGACCATAACTGGATTAGGCGGTCAAAATCGAAGGTTGTTTTGTTGGGGATGGGATGGCAAGACTGAGATTCCAAAATATAGTGTTTGTCTTTCTGAAATCACTGTTGATAACTACGGTAATAAAACTTTCATGAACCGTATTAAGATCATTGATTCATGAGGAATAAAATGGGAACCGTTATTTTATTTGATGGGTCTGATAAGGTCGGCAAGACGGAGATGGCTCGCGAATTGTCAAAAAGAATTCAAGTTCCGTATTTTAAGAACGAATCTGAATGGAATGCTTTCTCAAAAGATCCTTCATATTTTTCAAACGCATTGAAGTATGGAGATCCATATTTTTATAATTTTTTAAAGATGACAGGAACTTCTGTCGTTCTTGATCGTTCTTATCCTTCTGAATGGGTATACTCAAGAGTTTATAATAGAATCACTGATCATGAAGCGTTGACATATGTCGATGACCTTGCAGCTAAAGTAGGCGTTAAAATTGTGATTCCGTACAGAACATCATATGAAGGAATGCATGATGATATGCATGACATTGATTGCAAAGCAATGCAAAAAATATCTGACATGTATGCTGAATTTATAATTTGGACCAAATGTGAGACTCTGCGACTGTGCGTCGATTCAGAAGACATTGATTGGGAAATGAAAACCATTCTAGAATTTATTAATAAAAAAGGATAACATGAAACTAGGAATCAGTTATTGGGGATTTTGTGAGCCTTTCGAGGCGTCAAAAGAAGCAAAGACGCCGGACGGTCATCGGTACGGTCGGCCTATTATGGTAGATTCTTTGGTAGGAAGAGGTCATGAAGTTTATTCATTACAAGCCCGTAGGGAACCAGCCCCATATCCTGGATTGAAGTATGATGATGGATTTCCTGATATTGATATTTTGTTTGTAGAGTGGAGATGGCCAACATATAAGAATTCTGGTTCAAGTAAGTTTGAACCAGATCTTGATCGACAGACTGAGCTTTTATCTTATTATCATGGAAAAATCCCTGTCGTGATTTGGGATTGTGATTATAAGGTCACAGAACAAGACGAGTTGAAGTGGCCGCAAGCCGTTATTGCAGATCCAGCATTTGATCCTAGAAGCTTGACTAGGAACCGTACTCGTCTCATGTTCTGGACGGATTGGAAGAAATTGATGCCAGTTAATGGATCATCATTCGAGTACGGATACGTTGGTAACAATTATGAACGCCCACAAGCGTTTGAACGTTATTATTCATTTCCTTCTTCACAACTTAGGGAATTTGGTATCCAAACAACGGTTCATGGAAACTGGTTAGAAGTTTCACCTGAGCGTGAATCCCCTAAAAAGTTGATATCATCTCATATGAACGTTGCATTCGCTCCTAGGTTAAACTTCTATGATTCGATGAAGAGGTTGAATACGTTCGTCTGTACAACACACATAACAAAACCAGAATATGCACTTCGAGGATTTGCTTCTCCTAGGTACGTAGAAAACATAGTTTCAAATGTACCAGGATTAGTACCAGAAGAATTTTTGATCCCAGGTCTATTAGGAAAAGATTGGATTGTTACTGGATCTGGATCTGTCGTTGATAAAGTAAAGCAGATATTTTCGATGTCGATTGATGATAGAACTTCATTAATTTTAGAACAAGAAAACAATTTAAAATCGAGCGGTGTATTTTCTATTGACGGAGTTGTAGATTTTCTAGAGTCCTTAGTGTGAGGAAAAAATGAAAGTATTAATCACAGGTGCAGCAGGTCTTCTCGGCGCAAACTTTTCTCGTCATCTTTTGAATAAGGGTTATAAAGTCGTAGGAATTGATGATCTTAGCGGAGGATATGAAGATTCAGTTCCTTCTGAAATGACGTTTTATAAACAAGATCTTTCAAATCGAAAAGCTGTAGAAGAAATTTTTTCAAGTGAAAAGCCAGACTATGTTTTCCATTTTGCGGCATACGCTGCAGAAGGATTGAGTCCTTTTATTCGTAATTACAATTATACGAACAACATTCTTTCTTCAGCAAATGTCATTAATGCATGTATCAATAACGAAATTAAGAAGGTTGTTTTTACTTCATCTATGGCGGTATATGGTGTAGGAAACCCTCCGTTTACAGAAAGTCAGCTTCCGACGCCTGAAGATCCATATGGTATCGCAAAGTATGCTGTTGAAATGGATCTAAAACTTGCGCATGAAATGTTTGGATTGAAGTATAGTATTGTTCGTCCTCATAACGTTGTTGGAATTTATCAAAACATCTGGGATCGTTATCGTAATGTTATTGGAATCTGGATTCGTAAGGCTTTGGCTGGTGAACCTCTGACTATTTTCGGAGACGGCACTCAGATCCGCGCATTTTCTGACATTAAGTTCTACATGGATCCTTTTGAAAAACTGATGACTGCTCATGATGGTGAGATATTCAACATCGGTGCAGATAAACATTATACAATTAATGAAGCTGCAGAAGCAGTCATTAACGTTGCTAAGGAACTAGGAATCAATGCAACTAAGGTTCATCTTGAACCTCGTAATGAAGTTCATACTGCATATTGCGATCATACAAAGGCACACAAGCTTCTTGGATTTAAAGACAATACAGATCTTCATGAAACCATTATGAAGATGTTTAAGTGGGCGCAAGAACAACCAAATCGTCCGATGAAGAATATGGATTATGAGATTGAGAAGAACATGTACTCTTTCTGGAAAAAGTGATCATGATTACAACGACAATATTTCCAGAAAAGATCCCTGATCGTCAAAAGTACATCTTTGATCAAGTTGTTGCAGGAAATTTTGAAGCATCTTGGGTTCCTCTTGAATATGACATCGCTGGAAAAAAAGTAAAGCTCGATGTCATGTCAGATGCACTCAAAATTGGTGGAGTTCGTGTCAATGTCACAGCGACATTACAACAACAACTTGCAGATGTATTTGATGCATCCCTGTTAACTGCTCAGGTAGCAGATTTTATGTATGCAAACGCGAATCATCGAATTGCTCCTTCTCCTCAACCTATTTCATCTTCAGTTCAGTCTATGCTGGCTCATAGTCAACGAGTAGATAAGCTTCTGGGGGCGTACAACGGAGGAATTGTTTCTCCTGCAGGAAAACACTGGATTCTTGATAAAAAGCTAGAATATGCAAGAAGGCAGGCTTGCAATTATGGATGGCACTTTACAGGTGCTTCGTTCAACGGAATTACGGGATTTCCTGCAGCAACCTTGTATTGTGGAAAGGGCGCAAAGGTTATTCAACCTAATGCAACTGCCCATGATCCGAATCACACGGATTATTCTCAAACTTGTCAACTAGTTTCGCAACTATGTTGGATTGATGGAGTTGAATATCGTTTCTCTGATCTTGTCAAAGATCCAAACATGTCTCATCTTGTTACATCAAATGGGCCATTAAAGAATGATAGACAACAGGATGTTCAAAAGATTACAGGTCAGCAGGTTTTATTTCCAGTAGTTATTGTGCCATGAGGAGAAAAGCAAATGCCTACATACGAATATCAATGTAAGTGTTGTAATCATTGTTTTGAAGCATTTCAATCCATGAAGGATGACCCACTGTCAGAGTGTCCAAAATGTTTGGTGAGTGCACTTCAAAGATTAATTTCAGGAGGATCTGGATTTGCGCTGAAGGGTGGAGGATGGTATAAAGATCTATACTCATCTACATCAAAATCAGTTGATGGATCTTCAGGTGGTGGTGGTATTGAATGATTTGTGCCTGTTTGATCTCGCGGCAGGATGGGAAGGTTTGAACAAATCATGAGCATCTTCATCTTCTTTTGATGCAAATACAGGTCCCATTTTTCCTGTTATGCTATCGAAAATGATGTTGTACCCGCCCGGCGCTAAAGTTAAAGGTGATTTTAAAATAGAAAGATAATCAAACTTTCCTGCCGACGCCATTTCCTTATCAAACCAAGATTCAAGAACGAAGTTTGATACACTTACTGATTTACCATTTACGTCAATTTCGTAACTATGATTTTCGACAGGGTCACAAAGTTCAACGGCAACAAAAGTGGCATCACCTCTATTTGACCAAAGATTGATATACGGATTGTAGAAGGTTTCAAGAATTTCGTGTGACAGTACCACCGAGACGGATTTTGTTCCGTTCATAATTGTTCCGCCACTATTTAGAATGGGATTCACAAAGACCCTACCCCAGACTTTCCCGTTTGGGTCTTGGCTGTGATATCCCATGACTCCTGCATGATCGGTATCATCAAAGATATTCATAGGAAACCCATCATCTCCGCTGAGCTTGATGTCCCAAGGCGTTCTGTCCAGTGCGGGTCCAGCATGATCTCTTAGTTGAATCTTACAAGCTTCTATCATTAGTTGTAGATCGTCATTTGAGACCTTGGAAGAATGATTGATGATGTTAAACGTTTTCATGAAAATAAGTAATGAACTTTGGTAAAAAAATGTTATAATATTTGAAACGGTATGAAGACAAGACGAGCATTATTGACTGGTGGAGCAGGATTCATCGGTAGCAATTTGGCAATTGAATTGACAAAAAGAGGAGTTGATGTTGATATCGTTGATGATATGTCAAATGGAAAAATAGAATTTCTACTAGAAGAATTAAAATCTAAGATTATTATCGATGATTTTTCTTCAGAAGAAATTTTGAATCGTGTTAGATCAAAGTTATATGATGTTGTTTTTCATATTGCAGCAGTTCCAAGAGTTAGTTATTCAGTAAAGTATCCATTAGAAACCAACGATATAAACGTTTCAAAAACACTTAAACTAATTGATGCTTGCCGCAGAGGCAATATTAAACGTTTTGTTTTTGCATCATCATCTTCTGTGTATGGAAACACAGAATTGTTGCCGACCCCCGTTACGTGTCAAAAGAGTCCTAAGTCTCCTTATGCGTTACAAAAATCTATCATCGAAGATTATTTGAAAATGTATAATGATCTCTATTGTTTAGACTCTGTATCTTTAAGATTTTTTAATGTTTTTGGACCACACCAACTCGGAGATTCTCCATACGCGACGGTAATTGGATCATGGCTTACCGCAATTAAAAATGGAAAATCTATGCGTTCAGATGGGGACGGTTCTCAATCTCGCGATATGTGCTATGTTGACAATGTCGTTGATGCTTGCATAAGAGCCGGCGAGGCTTCAGGCCTATTAAGGGCTAAGTCTTTAAATGTAGCTTGTGGAGATAGAACTACAAACAAAGAAATTCTTCAATATCTTTTATCCAAATATCCAGATGCAAAGTATCATGATGCACCATGGCGTCCTGGCGATGTCATGCACACGTTGGCAGATGTCTCTAACACAACAGAAGTTCTTGGATACACTCCTCTAGTTAGGTTTTGGGAGGGTCTTGATCGTACCATCAAGTGGTATGATGAGAACTGGGATATGATTAAGAAGTTGAGTCTCAAGGCATAACATGAAAGTCTATAATAACTTTACCGAAGCATATGTCGATATCGCCAAGGACGTATACGAACATCCTGAATTCACATCATCGCCTCGCGGAATGAAAATAAAAGAAATTTTAGGTTATCAGTTCAAGATACTAAATCCAAGAAATAGGATTCCTTATGTTCCTGGTAGAGATTTGTCGGTTCACTACATGGTTGCAGAGCTTCTTTGGTATTTGAGCGGAAACAACTCCACCGACTGGATTTCGAATTATTCTGCATTTTGGTCGAAGATTTCTGACGATGGCGCCACGGCAAACAGCTCATATGGGTCTAGAATCTTTAAACATCATTCCTACCAAGGTCCTGAAGAGGGGACATGGACGCAATGGGAATATGTTAAGAATGAGTTGAAGCTTGATCCTGATTCTCGTAGGGCTGTGATTCACATTAGAATGCCGCAAGACAGCAAGTATGCCAAGCTTGATGTACCTTGCACGCTATCACTTCAATTTTTCTTGAGGAATGACAAGATTCATATGGTGACCTCGATGAGATCTTCCGATGTGATTCTTGGATTAGCCTATGATGTTCCAGCATTCACCATCTTTCAGGAGCTCTTGGCAGTTCAGCTCACAAATGAATTGGGTCGGCCTATCGGACTAGGAACTTACACGCACCTGAGCGCATCTCTTCATGTCTACGAGAGGCACTTTAAAATGGTCGAGAAAATACTAGAGGAAGATAAGAAGCAGGATTATCGAAATGTTTTAGAGATGCCTCAGATGCCTGGTAATCCACCACTAGATTTGTTGATGGGTGTGGAGAATGATGTTAGAAAGTCTGGTTGCGAGAAGAAAATTTCTGACATCCTTGATCAGTCAGGTCTTGATGATTATTGGCTTGATTGGTGCAAGGTACTGGCATCACATAGAGCCACGAAGCTTAAGGATCCTCAATTGGCAAATAAGTTACTTCTTTCTACAACGTTTGAAGGGTATAGGTATTTTGCAAAGCCATGACCGCTACATTTACAATATTTTGTGGGCCGATGTTTTCTGCAAAGACGACATCATTATTGTCAATTCTTGATAGATTCAAATATCAAAGCAAGCGAATCGCAACTTTCAAACCTCGCCTTGATGATCGATATAGTACTGACAACATTTCTACACATAGCGGGTGGAAAATTCCTGCAATTTGTGTAAAGAATGGGACAGACATACTTGAGCACCTTGCTGAGATGGATGAAAATCCTCATGTGATTGCGGTTGATGAAGCATTCATGATACCAGGTGTAGCAGACGTCTTGATTTGGTTATATCGTAGTGGATATTCAGTTGTAGTTTCTAGTCTAGATCTTTCTGCGGCAGGAAAGCCCTTTGAAGAAATTGAAAAAATGTTACCTTGGGCAACTAAGGTTGAAAAACTGAGCGCTGTCTGTGTAGTTTGTAATAGAGATGCTTACTACACTTATAAGAAGCAGACTGGTGGGGATGAGATTGAAGTCGGTGGTTCTGAATTATATGAACCTCGATGTTGCAAATGTCATCCGCTGATTCTAAATAGAGAAAGTTTATTTTCTAGCAATCATGATTGACACATCTAATCGACATAAACAAAAACTATCTGTTTTCATGAAGATGTGCACAGAGTTATCGACATTGTCTTATGACTCGAAATACAAAGTTGCAGCAATCATAATCACAAAAGATTATCGAGAAGTTTGTGCAATTGGATACAACGGTGGATATAAAGGCGGTCCTAACGAGAGATCATCTTTAGAGTCTGGAAGATCAGGATTTCTTCACGCAGAAGAAAATGCTTTATTTCACCTCTGTAAGCCATATGAACTAAGAGGTGATCTTTTGATGTTATGCACGCACAAACCATGTTCCATGTGTGCAAGAAGGATTGTTAATAGTGGGATTAAGAACGTCATCTATCATTCTGATTATATTGATGCAGAAGCCTCTAGCAATCATATATTTGAAGTTACTGGTACTTCATGTGTTAAATTTGATGACCTTTTGCAGAATCCAGCTACTATCCTGAAGATTCGAGAGACTTGATCGATAATTACTTACACGGAGTTGTCATGAAGCAAAAGCTTACAGAGAGATATATTATCGATCTCATGAAAGAAGAATGGGATAAAAAAGTTCATTCTTTGCTTGAAAAGCCAAACAAACAATCTAAAAAGCCAGAAACAGGTCTTAAAGTATTTGCTAATATCGATGGCAAAAGTGAAGATGTTCTTTCTGCTGCTGTTGGATTAAAAGTAAAAAAGAAAGCGTCTAAAGGCGATCCTATGTCAGGATTGAATTACGACGTAGTTGACGTTAATGTTAAAGATAAGACAGTTACGTTAAGTCGCCCAGCAGCAACCGGTGGGGATACAAAAGAAGTTATTGTATCGTTACAGGATTTTCAGGATAATTACGAAAGAGAGTGATGAAGCATCATGGATAAAAAAATATTTGACGGAGTAGATTTGGATCTTTTGCTCAAGAAAACAGTAAAAAGTGCAATTGCGCAGCAGACTGCAACTCTACCAAAGGTTGAATCTCTTGATGAAGCTTACGTTGCTGAGCCAAAGATCTTTAAACAAGTTTCTGAGTTTTCAACTCAAAAGACGAAAGATGCTCACGCTCAACTATACAAGGGTTATGTAGAAACCCTAAATAAGGTTTCAGCAAAGTTAGACACAGTTGATCGCGGTGCAGCTGACTCTAAACATTCTGAATATCGTTCTTTGAAGCTTGATGAGATTTATAACCTTAATGCAACATGGCTTCATGAGCTTTATTTTGCAAACAGTTTTGACCCTCACTCAGAGATCACGATGGATTCATTGTCTTACTTGAGACTTGAACGTGACTGGGGAACATTTGAGGATTGGCAACGAGATTTTATGGCATGTGCAATGTCAGCTGGATCTGGATGGGCTGTTTGTGGATATCACACCTTCTTGCAACGTTACGTTAATACAGTAGTTAGCCATCACAGCGGAGATGTTATGTTGGGTCTATACCCAGTTATTGTAGTTGACATGTGGGAGCATGCATATTACCGTGACTATCTTACGGACAAGAAGAGCCATCTCGTCGCCCGCATGAGAGAATTTAATTGGAACGTTATTGAAGATCGTTTTAATAAGGCTGAGTCGATGGCTCAAGTATTGAAGGTGAAATGATGTCACGAAAGATTAATTCTCAAGATTTAAAAAAAATAATCAGAGAGCAGATTAGAAGCGTTCTTCTTGAAGAAACTGTTAAGAAAGAGCTTCAAGATTCTCTTGATCAGCAGGTCGATGATTTTCTTATTAGCTACGAATCCGATGCCAAGGTGAAAAAGAATGAAGGGTTTGACTTTCGTTCAATGACACGTAGCTTTTTATCTACAACTTCTCGTAACCTTCTTGAAGCAGAGGGTGACGAAGAGGAAGAAAAGCCTGCCGATGAAGCGGGAGATGAAGAAAAACCAGAAGAAAAGAAGAAGCTATCTGCAGAAGATATCGACATCGAAGAATTTGCTTCAAGCGTTGTTAGGTTGATCGACAATTATGATTCTCTTCTAGAGGTTCGTAACACATTGGCTCGCAGAGCAATGAATTTCTTATCTGACAATTACTCTCAAGATGTTGTTACCCAATTTAAGATTGTTCTTGAGGATGAACATGATATCACTGTTGGAAAATCAAAAGCTGAGGAAGAAGATAATGAGTTCCCAACCCCAGTCGCTGCCGGTGCAGGAAGCGGAGGTGGAGGTGCTGTTTGATCAGAACTGACATTCTTCACGAAAGAAAAGGGATTCACATCAAACTAAGCAAGGATGTGCATCTTAAATTAAGAGAAAAATTGTTTCATCATCAATTATCCATGCAGTGGGTATTTGATGAATTTGCTAAATTAGTCATTAATGAAGACAGACATGCGATGAAGATCGTTGAAGATCTTGCTTTACGTCGAGCCAGAGAGTCATTAGAGAAGCCAATAAAGAAGTCCGACGGATACAATCGTGGCAACATTAATGAACTAGATCATAATACGTTGTATAATATGATCAACTCAGATGACTCAGGAAAAAGAAAATCCGAAGACTAAGATGAAATTATTTGACTATATTTTTGAGTCATCGATTAAATCTTCAAAAACTATTGCAAGTATTGTTACAGAGCTCATAGCTTTGGCTAATGATGTTAATTCAATTCGAACATCGCTGATAAGCCTTTCAAAAGTAATACAAGTTCATCAACAAACTTTGGATGACATTGTTAAAGCCTTAGAGCTCGCTTCTAGTAATAGTAAAAATAGTGAAATTGTTCTTTCTTCCAAGGTAGATACAAAGAAGGATAAACCAAACTAATGTTAATTTTTTGGAACAAAGTCCGTGACTTCTTTAAGAAGTATTGGGGTTATATTGCCATGTTTGTTGGTGGTGTGATTGCGGTATTGGCTTTTAAAAAGAAGTCAGAGCCAGATGACACGAAAACGATTCGAGATTCTTACGATTCGCAGTTAGATTTATCTAATCAAGTTAGGCATGAAGAGAATCGAAAAGAAGACGAAGCAAAACAGAAGTTAGATGATGGTCTGGCACACGTGGAAAAACAATATTCTGAAAAGAAGAAAAATCTTGATGATAATAAGAAGCAAGAAATAAAAACAATTCTACAACAGCATCAAGATGATCCAGCAGGTTTGGCTGAAAAATTGTCAAAGGTTACTGGATTTAAAGTTATCATGCCTGAAAAGTGAAACCTATGAAAAAGAATCCATTACTCATTGCAATATTAACTGTATCGATGGTTTTGCCGCAGATCGCAATCGCACAAGACTATAATCCAGATCCCGGAGGCGAAGATACCTCATTGTTATCACTCCCGCCAGTTCCTCCTCTCGCCAAGAATGAGACAGACGTCGGGGAAGCAATATCTCCAATGAAAAAAGGTCAAACAGCACCATTTACTGGGTTGTTGTTGTCCCCTAAGGCAATTGCATCTATTATTGCAGACATACAGTCTAGAGATGAAGAGATTCAAATTGAAATTCAAAGGGTTATTGAAACAGCTGAGATTCAACATTCCTATGAAATGACAGTTGAAAAAATAAGAAATGAATCTGACAATAAACTTTCGTTGAATAGGATTCAAGAACAAAGAAAAGAGATCGATCGACTAGATGCTGCTCTCAAGAAAGAAAAAGAAGATCGGCCTAATCCTATAGTTTGGGCAGCTGTTGGTGTAGGAGCCGGTGTTCTTGTTTCGACTTTGACAGCCGCAGCAGTAGTTTATGCAGTGAAACAATAATTAATTGATTGAGGAAATAAATTTATGGCAAACAAATCTACTCCATGGTGGTGGATGAGAAATGATAAAGGATCGCAGTCTGTTTCTGTGACCTTTGCAGCAGTGTCTTTCCTGGTTACGACCCTTGTTTATCTGGGATCAGCTTTTGAAAAGATTGGTACGGTAACTTTTAGACACTTCGATGTTTCAGCTGCGATGACATATTTCATTCCAGCAATTTCATTATATTTTGGACGAAAGCTTACAGACGCAAAGTATTCATTGCCATCTGCAGTTTCAAAAGTTGTTTCTCAGGTTGCTGAATCGCAACAACAAAGCGATTCTGTAGAACAAAATGAGACTGCGCAGTAATACTTATCGGCATTAACTTATGCGTAAGGTATTAATAACAGAGTCATCACTACGGGATTTATTGCGTGAATTAATGAATTCTCATGCTCCAATTTTCCCAAATCCCGTAGTTGATCCACAGGCAGCAGAGACAGATCCTACAAATCAAAATTTTGCCCCTTCTGACAAAGTTGAATTGATGTCTGCACTTCGGGCCCTGGTAGATCCAGTTGATGATGAAAGAATCCCGCAGGTATACGTTGCAGTTAAAGATGCTATCGAAAAAGAGGAAGCCGAAATGAAAAAAGAAACGAAGGTTGAACAAATCATTAGACAACAAGTTAGAAAAATGTTGGTGGAAGCAGATCTTCCACCAGTCAAAAAAATTCCTTTTGGTGTTTCTGGCATTCCACGTGGCCCTAATTCTCCTAGAGTAGCATCTTTACGCAAGGATTTAGAAAAAATGCAACTTGATGACCCTGAAGAGACACTCCGCGGAGATGAACCTGCACAGGGTCGTCAACGTAAGAATGTGATGATGTCTGACGGTACTTCATTCAAGGACATTGCTAAAGAATTGGGTTTTGCTGCTGAGTCTGGGGCAAAGCAAGCAGTAGAAAAGGCCATGCAAAAAGCAAAATTTGTTGGATCAATGGACCAAGATGATCTTGAAATTCTTGTGTTACAGAGCATGAGCGAGTATATTGACATCCTCAAGAACACCGGCGAGATTAGCAATGAAGAAGTTTCTCTTTTAAAGAACAATCCTGGGATTGTTAGAGAACTTGACGGTTTTAGGGAATTTTTAAATAACGCCATAAAAAGTGCAAGAAAAGAATCAGAAAACGTTGAAGATTGATTTAACGGAATGAATATGTTACAAACAATCGCAGCCGCAATTCAATTTGAGCCAAAACTACTCGAGGTTCATGAAAACCTTGGAACCGCAGTACAATTAGTACATGAAGCCGCGGCCAAGGGTGCTGCTGTGATAGTTCTTCCTGAACTATGCATCAGTGGATATACTCTTGAAAACCCATCTGAGGCAATGGAATGTGCTCAGGCAAGAGATGGTTATCAAACTCAAGCATTCATGAAGGTTGCTGAGAATCATAACTGTCACATCGTGCTGGGTTACGTCGAGTTGAGGGAAGGTAACCTCTACAATTCTGCAGTGACAATTGGTCCAAAGGGCATTGAAGGAAATGTTCAGAAACACAACCTTTGGGCCAATGATTACCTTTGGGCAACACCATCAGAACAAATCAATCCTTGCGTGGTAACACGAGCCGGTAGGTTAGGAACATTGATTTGTAGAGACTCCATGAACAATTATAGAAATTCTTATAAATTCTATAATGAAGGGCATCGATTCTACAAGAAGGGGTCAGTGGACACGCTGGCTCTCTTGACAAATTGGAGTGGCGATTATGGATATCCAGATAGCTGTTGGGTAGATTTGGCGGAGCAAACATCTGCAAATGTCATCGTTTCAAACCGTGTCGGCAAGGAAAGAGACCTAAACTTTAAAGGTGGGTCTTGTGTGATCGACAGGAATCGAAAGATTTGGTCGAACGGATCATCTTTTACCGAAGTTGCAGTTGTTGGTGGAATGGTTCTTCTTTGAGGAAATAAAAAATGAAATTGGTCGAGCTTCATCGAGAATTTATCAATCGGTCCACTCGGCCGTTGATCTCATCAGGTCTTCCTATCAAGGTTTCGAACCTTGACAAGCCCATCATCGCGATTGAAAAGTGGAAGATGACCGATGGCAAGCTGAACAAGAAGTTCATGTTTGAATCTTACGAAGATAGAAACAGGTTCTTGAAATCGGTGTTAGAGTATGAGACTCAGGTGGGACATCATGCAGGATTTAAGATAGAAGAGTTAGAGGTGACAATATCCTTGATTACGAAGGATGTTGACAAGGTGACAGAACTCGATAAAGAATATGCGAAATATGCCGATGTAGTTCGTAGAGACTTGGTTTATAATCCCAAGGATGAATGAATCTACATTGATGATGAGCTCAGAACTTCAAGGTCTTGTCCCGGATCTTGAAGATGAATCTATTTTTGGGTATGGGCAACTTGCTGTTGTTCTTTGCAAGGTTCTTGATCAAGATGAACCGATTAAGGGAAACCTTGTAGGCGTTTCGACATATGATCATCCAGATATTGAGTTGAAGATTGACATCGCAACGGCCTTGGAAATTTTTAAAAATATGTCCGATATTACCTTTGAAAGCATTCAGGTAATTTATCTTGAGACATCTGTGTCCCTTGGTGGGCCATTTATGATCAGTGGCGTTAAGGTTCGCGATGTCGATCAATCAAGACGAGATTGTACATTGTGCCTTAAATTGGTGACAAGAACCACCAAGTGAGTTATTTTTTGATAAAACTTCCTATTTATCCAAAGGAGTGTGTCATGACGCACGAAAATGAAGAAGATCAAGTTGAATTAATTGAAGAGGCAATCGAAGGCGAAGAACAAACTTTCACCTTTGATAAGTTCATGGATGATATCATCATCAAGGAATCCGTCCAACGTCCTGTTCTCAAGGAGGAGACTCCACAACGCGAATACGTGAAGCGTTACATTGAGAGAGCAGCAAATCGCATTAAGTACGTGAAGGTGAAGTGATGTCAAAGCAAGAAGTTATCAAGGACACGATTGCTCTTAAAGATTTTTTGAGTAGTGTAATCAACGAGACTTTGTCGTCTAAGAAAAAGCTCATCGTCGAGCAAGACGAAGACGAAAAAGAAACTTTAAAGTCTGGAGATATTAATGCCGATGAAGTGATTGAAAAGCTCAATACGATTAGGGCAGGAAAATCTTTTAAAGACCAGAACATAAAGACAGCCATGGAATCTTACGTCGGTGACCTTGATGACGCAGAGAAGACAGCTTTGTTCGCGTTTCTTAAGGGAATTGCGCAAATCGTCGGTGGCGAGGTCGAGGGTAAGGAAGCCCTTGAGCCTAGTGATAAGCCGGCTAACGTTAAGATGGAAAAGAAGCCATCTTCACAAAAAGTCACAATTAAGCCAAACGTGATCAAGAAGCCATCTGCTGGTGAAAAACCAAAAGAGAGAGCCAGTAAGTCTCCTGAGGACACAACTCCTCCGGCACCTATTGTTGCAAAGAAAAAATAGTTGTCTTTTCACGAGGCAATTTGGTATAATCTTGGAATGCAAGACGTCAAGTTTATCAAGCTGCCTAGTGGAGAAACTCTAGAAGTAACAATCTATCCTGGTTTCATTGAGAAGGTCCGTGCCCACTTTGGGTTGGGCCTTTCTTTGCCTGTAGATGATGATCACATTCGAATGTATATTTATGGTGCATTCAAGGGTGCAATCGACAGGCAAGAAAATGAGACTATTTAATAAAGAAGCTTTGGTTGAATATATTAAACTCGTTGTTGAATCTAGGGTTCGTGAGGCACACCTAACAGGGGATAGGGTCTCCGAATGGGGGGCTCCCGATCATGTCGCAGATCTTGAGGAACAAATCGCTGAGATTCAAAAGAGAAAGTCTCGTCATGGACGTGGATCAGCTGCAAGAGCCGAATGGGCAAAAGTTGAGGCAAGATTGAGAGCAGAATTGAAGTCTGCGTACCGTCATGCTTCACAAAAAATGTTATCAGAGAAAGACGGGGAATAAACCATGGGTGGTGCAGTCGGTCATCTTGCACACTTGCATGACAATCGTGATCTTACTTTCGGTGAGATAGCGGACATTCTTACATCAGCAGCTTCTGGTAAGCTTGAAAAAGTCTCAGAAAAGCTTGACGGTCTTAACCTCGTATTTTCGTGGGATGTTTCCACAGATTCGCTCAAGGTTGCCAGAAATTCTGGAAACATTAAAAGTGGAGGATTGGATGCCGAATCTCTTGCTGCAAAGTTTGAGGGTCGAGGAAATCTATCAGAAGCTTTTGATTCGGCATTCAAAGTTCTAAATGGCGCATTGGGTTCTTTACCTCAAAAGACAAAGTTGAAGGTCTTCGGTCCACAGGCAAGTCGGTGGTACTCAATGGAGATCATATATGTCGCGAATCCGAACGTCATTAACTACGATTCAAATAATGTCGTTTTCCACGGATGGCCCGTATTCAAAGTAGAAGATGGCAAAGTTGAGATGACTGACGATGATATGGGAGGTGTTGATCTTCTCACTAGTTACGTTGAGAAAATGCAAAACGCCGTAGAGATCCGTGGGTGGAAGGTCAGAGGACCGGCATTGGCAAGAATGCAAAAATTATCAGATGATTCCATTTTAAACGACACGTTATCTAAGATTGATAATGAATTATCTTCAGTTGGGTTGGATCCATCATCAACTGTTCGTGATTACATAGAATCAAAGATTAGAGAAGATGTTTCTGAATTAAATCAATCTCCAGAAATTTCTGACATGGTTGTATTAAGGTGTCTTGCAGAACCTGGTTCTCCCACTCTAGTTGACATCAAGAAAAAGGTTGATAAATCGACCTATGAAACAATCAACGAATTTATAAAGTCATCTCCAAAGAGGCTCAAGACATACATAAAACCGATTGAGTTAGCTATCAATGACTTTGCAGTTGAACTTTTAAAGGGATTACAATCAACTTTGATTGATAATACAGAAGAAGAAGTTGTTCGACTTCAAGGAGAAGTTTCAAAAGCAATTTCTGCAATTGAATCCTCTGGCGATGAAGCAGCGATGACAATTCTTAAGGTTCAAATGGAAAAATTGAAATCGCTTGAAAACATAACATCGCCGGTAGAGGGTGTCGTGTTCATCTATAAGGGTAATGCTTATAAATTTACGGGAAGTTTTGCCTCGGCGTCACAAATTCTAGGTCTCTTCAAGTATGGCAGAGGTTCTACAAAGTCGAAAATGAATAGTAAATGATTAAGTTTACCGGCACCTTAACTCTATTTTCATGCACGTTGCTGAATCAGCATTACTAAACCTAAGCGAACACTTCGCACATGTGGCTATTATTTAAGTACGGACAAAGAGGATCTAAAAAATGAAAAATATATTAAAAGAATATATCAGATTAATTCTAGAGGATGAACAGAAAGATTTCAGAAAAACGTTGAAAATTTTTGCTAATGAAATAGGCGGTAAATTTTCACCGAAAGACGGTGACCGTGGTCCTCATATTCGTTTTTATGGAACACCTGCCGACCTTCGCACGCAAGTTGAAGGCAATGAGGTCGCTATAATTAGCCCCGGCAAGCCCGATGCAAAGTCAGGGAAATATCCAACGTATATTTTTAAGTCAGAAAACAAAGATATACCTGTTGTCTTAATCGATCTTACCGAAAAGAATATTTTGTCTTCTGGTAAAATGCTTGGTTACGGAGCAGAACACGCTGTCTATTCGGCTCTTAGCCCCGATCCTTCACCTGAGACTATGTATTCCAACATTGAAAATGATTCACGTTTAAGAACTGCCCTTAGAACATCACCTCAAGCCTTCGTTGAAAATTTTTATGCTGACTGTGATTCGATGCTGGCAGCTTTTCTTAACGAGATTGAATCAAAGCAGTTGAAAGGCTTGAAAGCTACAGACGAACCTCCTTCTGGAGGTAACGATTTAATCGATGTAGTTGCTTTGCTTGGTGAAACAAAATACAATATTCATGTCAAGTATCAATCTAATCGTCTTATCGGTCTACGAAGCGAAAAACGAAGCGCCGCCACGACCGCCGATCAATTCAACGCAGTAAAAGACTTGAATCCGAGTAACATTTATAAAGATGTCCGTGATGCTATGATAAAAGGTTCTTCTAGTTTTGATGACATTTATGATGTTTTTAAAGACGAGCAAGGCCGCGCAGATTTTTATAGTGAAATGGAGAAGAAAGGATTTTCATCAAAAATTGATACTTTATTAAAGACTCAATTAGGATATGCTTCCCCCGTTTCAGATGTCACGTTACTTGTTAAGTTTAGCGATACAGAAAGTGTTGACATTGAAACGATATCATCAGGACCTAGCAAAGAATTTAATTTTGTCGTTAAAAAGCCGGAAGAGGCTAAACAAAAAATTTCTCGTGCATTTGTTGTTGA